AAACGCACCAGGCAAGGTAATGGCACTCGTAGTCTTCCTTCGCATGGGCGAAAGCTCAAGCGAGGACAAGGTAAATGAGTCTCCTGATTGATGCAGACTACATCGTCTACAAGTGCTGTGCAGCAGCCGAAACAGAAATCGACTGGGGAGATGATGTTATCGTCGTCTCAAGTAGGTTCAGTGAAGCCTACGACAAAGTACAACGAGAGCTATTCAACATCGCAACAGATCTTGGATGCTTCGATGATTCTATTTTGTTTTTTACTGATAGCATCAACTTTCGTAAACGTATTGACCCAGCGTATAAGGGACATAGAAATCGAAAGAAGCCGTGCGGTTACCGTAGGGTCATCAACAAACTCAAGGAGGACTACCAAGTCGTTGTGATGCCTGAGTTAGAAGCTGATGATGCTCTTGGCATCTACGCTACTAAAGAACCAGGACATATCATTTGTAGTCCTGATAAAGACATGCGACAGATACCTGGAGACCTTTATGATTTATCTACTGGAGTTGTCACACTCACCAAAGAAGAAGGTGACCGTTGGCATCTTATTCAGACGCTGGCTGGTGACCAAACTGATGGGTATAGCGGAGTTCCTGGATTCGGGATTAAACGAGCAGTCTCCTTCTTTGAAGAGAACGGTTACAGCTGGTCCTCCGTTGTCTCAGCATTTGCTAGCAAGGAACTTGATGAATCCGTCGCGCTCCAGAATGCTCGACTCGCCAAGATCCTTCAGCACACCGATTATGACTTTACCAACCAATCCATCATCCTCTGGACCCCCACCACCAGTACTTGAACTAACAATGGAGCAGCAGTTTAAGCTGCGCCAGATTGAAGATGCTCTAAGGAATCCTGAATCTAAGAAGGAGGACATCATTACCATCTTCATGGCACTCCAACGCCAATGTTTTGTACTTGGCAACTCAATGTCCAACTTAGTTAAAAAATGGCCAACACCAACTCAACAGGACCCAACTATTATCGACGAGGTTCTATCCAAGTTTGGGATTTCATCCGAGACCAAGGACTGAACTTTCATCTAGGCAACGCCATTAAATACATCTGCCGTGCGGGACATAAAGAGTCTCGCATTGCTGATCTTAGTAAAGCAATCCACTACCTACAAAATGAGCTTGAGAACGAAATCCTTAATGAGCCAAGCCAAGGAGTTTCGCCGTGGCTTTCAAGTGACGAACAGTACTGGGAGTCATTCACGGGAGATGCAGAAGCGTTTGATCGTTGAGGAATTTAAAGAGTTCCTTGAAGCTGATCAGCAACTGTTATACGGCTATGCTCGTAACTCTGAGGATTGTCTAAAAGAACTAGCAGACCTTGTGTATGTCTGCTATCAATACGCTGCTAATCTAGAATGGGATTTAGATGAAGCAATGGACCGAGTACACCAAAGCAACATGAGTAAGCTTGGTGAAGACGGTAATCCCATCCGCCGTGAAGACGGCAAGGTTCTGAAAGGACCAAACTATCAACCACCTAATCTTACTGATCTCGTTTAATAATGTCTGCCCCTCACAAAGAACTTATCGCTCGTACTGGGCGTGTGCAATCTTGGATTGACGATCCCACTTCCCGCCTACCTGTCTCTTGCACAGTCTTTGTGGTGGAAGATGAAATGGAAGGACCAAATGGAATCGAAGCATCCTGGCGTTTTGTTTCCCACGCTCTCCGCTACGGAGCTGGCGTGGCTGTCCATCTATCCAAACTCCGACCGAAAGGAAATGAGAATGGCAAGGGACTTGTGGCTAGCGGCCCAGTATCCTTTGCAAAGATCTACTCAACACTTAATGAAATCCTGAGGCGAGGAGGAGTCTATAAAAATGGAGCTGTCGTTGCTCATCTTGATCTTAGCCATCCCGATGTGCTGGAGTTTATTACTGCTAGCCGGGCTGATCTACCTTGGATCAAGCGTTGCGTCAATATTAATCAACTATGGTGGGATCACGCTACTCAAGAAGTCAAAGAGGCGCTTCTCCAAGGCATTCGCCAGGGTGACATCTGGCTCAACAAAACCAAAGTAGATAAGAATGGAAATCGAATCCGGGGAAACGTTTGCTTGGAAGTGTACTTGCCTTCACGGGGAACCTGTCTACTACAACATGTCAACCTTGGCCAGTGCGAACTCAATGACATTCAAGGTGCATTTGTCACTGGAATGTCCGAGCTGTGCGCCCTTCATGGAAAAACGGACGTTGGCTCTAGTGGAGAATACCTCCCTCCGGAGACGGATCGCCAAGTTGGTCTCGGAATGCTCGGATTGGCCAACCTGCTCCGTAAAAACGGTGTGACCTATAAGGAGTTTGGTGAAGCCCTTGAGCAAGTCAACTCCAAGCAGTACTACGAACACACTCCTGCAACCATCCTTGCTAAGGAATTGCAAGGGGGTATCCGCGCAGCTGCACAAATTGCTCGTTTCAATGATATGGAACGTGCCTTTGCCATTGCGCCTACTGCTTCGTGCAGTTACCGATATACTGATCTAGATGGGTTCACCACCTGCCCTGAGATCGCTCCTCCTATCTCTCGTCATGTAGACCGTGACTCTGGAACCTTTGGTGTTCAGAGTTATGACTACGGTAATGTAGAGATTGCCAGTGAAGTTGGCTGGGAGGATTACAAAAAAGTTGTTGATGGCATCGTACAGATGCTAGATGCTACGGGACTTCTTCACGGTTACAGCTTCAATAGTTGGTCTGATGTGATCACCTATGACGAAGCGTTTATTGAAGAGTGGTTGCAATCACCGCAAACCTCCCTTTATTACTCGCTTCAGGTCATGAGTGATACCCAAGATAAGACCAGCGCCTATGCGGCATTGGATGAGTCTGAGGTTGACGATTACCTGGAGTCGATTCTCTATGATAGAGATGATGATCCTGCTCCTGATTGTAATTGCGGCGAATGAACCCTTATCAAAAACTACTATCTCGTAAAAGAACTTGGACTCCGGTACAAACAACTGCCGGTAAACTGGCTGATGGTGCTGAAGAAACTATCTATCGAGCACTTGCCATTCGACATATGGAATTGCCAGTCGGTGATTTCATTCAAGATACACTGAATAAAGAAGTGCCTGAGGCTGCACGAGAACTTCTTGAATCCAACATTAGGGATGAAGAGAAGCATGATCTTGCACTGACCTACATTACTAACGCCATCGGCATTGATGAGCAGGCAGAAGCTGAAGCTAAGCGTCTACGTGATGCGTGGATTGCTCACCCTGATCACACGATTGCCAAGGCACTTGTTGCTGAACGTGCGATCTTCTTTGTTCTTCTTCCTTTCTTCCGCTTCAATGGAGACGCTGGTCTCCGTACTGTAAGTGCTGACATTAGTCGTGATGAACAAGTTCATGTTGCTACCAATAGCCTTGTTTGTCGTGAGCTGGGGGTTGATTTCTCTCCTTCTCTTGATAAACTGCGTAAAGCAACTATCAACTGGGTAATGTCACCTCTTTCTGGGGTAGACTCCAATAAGTATCTCAACAAAAAATTTTGGCTGGATGCAAGTGATCGCTTGATGTATGAAGGTAAAGCACCTGAACTTGTCGAAACAAAGCGAGCACGTATGCCAGCGTTCTTTGAACATGCAAACCCAAATCTCCCTCAATACGCTTAACCTCCTGACTGTTGAACGGTTGTTGGAAGAGCTAGAGGATCTTTATCCACCATTCAACCCCACTCCTGACACGTCACTTAATCAGATCATGTATAGATCTGGACAAGTAAGTGTTGTTGAGTGGATTCGTACACGAATTACTAACGAGGATTAACATCATGTGTGATCCATTTGGTTCACAAACCAGAGCGCACCACCGTCAACAAGAACAGATGCGGGCTGAATCAGCTCAACGTGGTATGATAGAACAAGCTGAAAGAGATCGTAGAGCACAAGAAGAAAGGATGATAGCTTTCCAAACTGCAGCCAGCAAACAACAACAAGAAGCCATGGCTGCTATTGCTGCAGCTAACCGGTTACCTGTCAAAACTGGTGCTAGTGAAGCAGCAGCTACTCCTCTTATGCGGACTAAACAGAAACAAACCCCAACAAGTCTTGCTTCTCTTCGTATCAATCGTACACCCGGCTCCAACATTGGTGGCATGGGTTCAAGTGGAACTAACGTTGGTTAACTAGATGGACGCTAAATCAAGGTACGATCATCTAAGTAGTTACCGTACTAACTTTCTCCAAACTGCTGTTGAATGCTCTGAGCTTACGATTCCTTATCTTATCCAACGTGATGAGTTTAGGATTACCCACAAAACCCTTAAACAACCTTGGCAATCAGTTGGCGCTAAGTCAGTAGTTACATTGGCAGCTAAGCTTATGCTTGCTCTGCTTCCCCCTCAAACTACTTTCTTTAAACTTCAGATTCGTGATGATAAGCTAGGCACTGAGTTGCCCGCTGAGATCCGTTCTGAACTTGACCTGAGTTTTGCCAAGATTGAACGCATGGTGATGGATTCGATTGCTGCTTCTAGTGATCGTGTCGTTGTTCACCAAGCCATCAAACATCTTGTTGTTGGTGGTAATGCGTTGATTTACATGGGTAAGGATGGGCTTAAGCATTATCCATTGAGCCGCTATGTAGTGGAACGGGATGGTAATGGTAACGTAATTGAGATCGTCACCAAAGAACTGATTAACAAAAAGCTTCTCCCTAAGGAGTTGCAAGAAAAAGATAATCAAGTCAATGATCGTAGCTATGCTCATGAAGATGACGTAGAGGTTTATACTCACGTTCGTCTTGATAATAATCGTTGGCTGTGGCATCAAGAAGCCTACGGTAAACGTATCGCAGGTACTGAAGGTAAAGCACCTACAGATGCTAACCCTTGGCTAGTCCTTCGATTCAATACCGTAGACGGTGAGAACTATGGACGAGGTAGAGTAGAAGAGTTCTTGGGTGATCTCAAGTCTCTTGATGCACTCTCTCAGTCCCTCGTAGAGGGCTCTGCAGCAGCCGCTAAGGTCGTCTTCGTGGTATCACCCTCAAGCACCACCAAACCGGCCACCATAGCCCAGGCAGGCAACGGTGCGATCGTTCAAGGACGGCCAGAAGACATCGGTGTTATCCAAGTAGGTAAGACCGCTGACTTCAGTACTGCAGCTAATCTTGCTGCTACTCTTGAACGACGTGTTGCAGAAGCATTCCTTGTGCTTACTGTTCGTCAATCTGAACGCACTACAGCGGAAGAGGTTCGCCTCACTCAGATGGAACTGGAACAACAACTTGGAGGATTGTTCTCCCTGTTGACTGTTGAGTTCCTAATTCCTTATCTCAATCGTAAGTTGCTGGTACTGCAACGTTCTGGTGAACTTCCCCGGATTCCTAAGGATCTGGTGAACCCAACCATTGTTGCTGGTATCAACGCTCTAGGTCGTGGTCAAGATCGTGAGTCTCTCACCACCTTCATTGCGACTATCTCTCAAGCACTTGGTCCTGACCAGATGCTTCAATTCATCAATGCAGACGAAGCTATCAAACGCTTGGCAGCTGCACAGGGTATTGATGTACTGAACCTTGTTAAGTCTGTTGATCAGCGTACTGCTGAACGTCAACAAGTTATGGGTCAACAACAGCAGATGATGCAAATGCAACAGTTGCCTGATATGTTGAAGGTTCCCATGGCTGACCCATCCAAGAACCCTAATGCGGAAGAAGCTGTTGCTCAATACCTGGGCAGTCAACAATCCGCTCCACCAATGCAATAACTTTTTATGGCTGAAATTTTGAGTTACGATGCTACTCCTGATGCAGAAGTAATGTCGTCTATTGAATCCGACGAAGCTGATTCCCTTGCTATCGGTGAAGAGCTGATGGCTCAACACGAGGGTATGCTGGCTGGTAAATACAAGAACGCTCAGGATCTTGAGAAAGCTTATATGGAGCTGGAGAAGAAACTGGGTAGTAACTCTCGTGAGGAATCTGAAGAAGAGTCTTACGATGAGGAACCAGCTGAAGAAGAGAGTCGGGACTATGAAGATTTCTCTGGTCTTCTTTCACTTGCGGGTGAAGAGTATTCTAAGAACGGAGAACTGAGTCAAGAAACTCTTGATGCATTCTCTCAAATGTCATCTCAAGATCTAGTGAAAGCTTATTTTGAGATGCAAGAAAATACTCCATCCGTATCTGGACGGGAGTTGAGTAATCAAGAAGTCAACCAACTGCAGAACATGGTAGGCGGCCAAGCTGCTTACAATCAACTTACCAGTTGGGCTGCTGAAAACTTTAGCGAAGGTGAGATTGAAGCATTTGATTCTCTTGTTGAATCAGGTAATACCAACGCTATCCAACTTGCTCTACAGGCACTGTACTATCGCTATACTGATTCCATGGGTGTTGAAGGAAACATGCTGACTGGTAAACCTGCTCGTTCACAAGACGTGTTCCGTAGTCAGGCTGAACTGGTACGTGCAATGGCTGATCGTCGCTACGACAATGATCCTGCCTATCGACAGGACGTTATCGATAAACTTGAACGATCTGACATTGAATTTTAATGAACGACACTAACATCTGGCCCATCGAACCTCCCATGTACACTGATCACAACTACACCGTGCCTCACAACGAACGTGCTGAACTACTCAATGGTCGCTTGGCTATGCTTGGCTTCGTGGCTGCTATTGGTGCTTACGCGCTGACTGGTCAAATTATCCCCGGTATTTGGTAATGCCTAAAGTTGGAAACAAGGAGTATCCTTATACTCCTGCTGGTAAAGCTGCAGCTAAAAAAGAGGCTGTTAAAACTAGCAAACAGATTCAGAACAAAAAACCAAAGAAGTAATGGCTAATAGTGTTAGCCTTAAAATTGGAAAACACAAATCACGTACCGGCGGCCTAACGGCTGCTGGTCGTGCTAAATACAATCGTGAGACTGGCTCTAACCTTAAAGCTCCTCAACCTGAAGGTGGTCCTCGCAAGCGTTCATTCTGTGCACGTATGTCAGGTAACCCAGGTCCAATGAAGGATGAGAAAGGTAGACCTACTCGTAAAGCACTAGCCCTTCGTAAGTGGAAATGTTAAATGGCTAAGCCTGGTCTCTATGCAAACATTCACGCCAAGCGTGAGCGTATTGCCAAAGGTAGTGGTGAGAAGATGCGTAAGGCAGGTACTGCTGGTGCACCCACTGCTAAACAATTTAAGCAAGCAGCTAAAACTGCTAAGAAAAAGTAGTATTGGTAGTTCCGTTAATACTGCGCGTGTATTGGCGGAATTGTAAGCGTAAGCAATATAAAAGTTCTTTGCTTATTAATTATGCTTCCTATTCTAACTACTCTGTCGGTGATCACCAGTTGGTACGGTCCTGGCTTCCACGGAAACCTCACCGCCAATGGTGAGCGATACAATCAAAACGGCCTTACTGCAGCGCACAAGACACTCCCTTTTGGAACTAAACTTAAAGTTTGTTTCAAACGGTGTGCCGTTGTTCGGGTCAATGATCGTGGTCCCTATCATGGTAATAGGGCAATCGATCTCAGTAAAGGTGCGGCTGATCGAAT